TTGATCCTCTATGGTGGTATGGACAAAGGGGGATAACAGGGGCATTACTTCGTTTACCAGCTCGTCTAATGTGATGCAATTCTGCTGGCGTTCCCTCATTGCCTTGATGCCTACATAATGCGCATCCCAATTCAGCAACTTTTCTGTAATGTTCTTTTTCAAGTTTAGTAGCCATAAGGATTATTTACAAAATTTTGTGTAACGGCTTCCACTTCTTCTGCGGTGTCCTTAATTACACAAGAAACTTCAAAGGCTTTTTGAAATTCTTTTTTAGTCATTAATTGATGATATGTTTTTATTAAAGCGTTCAAACGCAGGAGTGGTCCTGCATAATCGTAATCAATTTCTGCCATCATTCTGTCTTCCGTTGTAAAAGTGGTCATATCATCATCTCCCGTAATAATTAACCAGCCAAAAAAAGGTATAGGTATTCTCATCGTGGATGCTCCATTAGGTTAATTACACCATGTTCAGATGCAAAAGCCATGACCTGTTCAATATAATCTGAAAATTCTTTTTTTGACAAATCTGTGGTGGTGCGTTCCACTTCTTTCAGTTTACCATTAGGTAATTCCATCATTTTTGGCACAAGGTATCTTGCTTTGAAATATTCGTGCCATATTTCTGCTCTATATCTCCTGCCCTCGTTTACCAGTTGCATTTCTATTGCACTCAGTAACTCCCAATAGAACCTGTTTTGAGATTTAGTCCTATTTGATTCCCGTATTTCCAAAATTGAGCCGTCAGGTGCGTTGTTAATCGCATCTATAGCCATTTTCCTAGTATCGGGTAAAAGACAAATGTTCATTTTTCTTGTGCCTTTTTTAGTATTGCTTTAGCAAAAATAATGTTTTGTTCGCCTGTGTCAGTTTCCATGCCACTCCAAATTTCAATTATTTCCTCATCTGTTAGTGTCTTTGCTGGATGGGTGTAGAGTGGAATAAGGTCATCTACTGGAAAAAAGCTGTTTTTGTCAAAATAATTACCTTTACCATCTGTCCATGCTACTGGTTTATTGTTCATTAATTATTCCTTACAAAATTTGCCAATTCTCCAAGTTCAATAATTGCCCAAATAACCCACCAAATCCAATGGGCTTCGCCGTGAAATAAGAAAAAAGCCACCAATAAGCCGACCATTATTTTTCTCCATCCATGTAATCAACTGCAATATCAGAAAGCATCATTACAACCGCTTGGATATGTGGTTCTGCGTTTAATTCATGCTCTTGGACATCAGTAAGAATCCACCAAGCATCTTTAATTAATCGCCTATGCCAAGTCAATCTAGCATTAAGCATATCTAATTCCAACTCCAATTTTTCTTTGGCTTGGTCTTGTTTTGTCATTTGTGTGCGTTTTTTCATAAACCTCTGCTCCTTAAAGTGGCATCTATCTTGTTAATAATTTCGAACCTTTGTAAACCTACTGTATGAAGTCCTAGCTCCGATGCTTTGGCTAACATAAGACCATCGTTATTTCGCCAATCTTGCTTTACTACTGGCGATCCTGCTTTGACTGGAGATTCCATAAGCCATTCGGCTTTAAAACCTCCCCAACCTCTTTCACAACATATCTGTAAAATTTCTGAAATAGATTTTTTAGCTTTTTCTGCTTCTCTTGTAATACCTTTAAGAGCTGTAAGCGTTACGGGTAATTTCTTAGATTTTCTTAATGTTAAAAAATCTTTCCATAAATCTTCAGAAACACCAATAGGAATAGCGACTTTAGGAGCAATAGGGTTAGTTTTTATATGATTCTTGATTAATGATTCTTGATTAATGATTAATGATTGGTTGCTCGGGCGTTGAACGGGCGTTAAGCTGGCGTTAGCTCTCTTTTCGGCTGATGCTTTACCTGCTCGGCTAGCTTGTTCTGATTTAGCTCTATATTTGGTAATCTCCAACTCACAGCGGTCGTGGATATAACCTTCGTCAGATTCTGTAAAAAATTCATGCAAAATACTTTCTGTAACTTGTTGATTTGTTATTCTTAATTTACGACTGATAAGCGGTATATCTTTTGGAATATAGCGTTCCGAATCGTAATAATAATTTATTAAACGGAGATAAACGGCTTCTTCCTCTAAGGTGAGGTGAGCGGTATTAGAAATCCACTCTTTTATCTCAAACTGGAAATAGTGCATAAAGTCCTTGTCAAAGGTAGTCGTTAAAAGGAAATGGCAGGTCGGTGACTAAGCGACTTTTCGGTAATGAACCTAGCCTTTCCAAAAATTATATTACAACGAGGAACGGAATATTACAATACTTTTATCCTAACTTCCGCTTTACCGCCTTTAACAATTTCACCTCGATTGACAATAAGCACATCAATTTGAGAATCGTCATCAAATACACCAGCTTGGCATAAAGCGTCTAGGCACGATTTAATAGAATTGTCGATGTCCCGCACTCGCTTGTCGGTTGGAAAGAGCTTGATCTCGATTTCCAAGCGTTCCTGACCTAGTTTGGGAATATTGTGAGCTATGACAGCGTTGGATACTTCGGATTTAAAGTCCACGGCTTTTTTAGTCAGGAATCGTCTATGCCCTTGAAAGCCCCAATAGCTGTTCACGCTAGGTGGATAAGGTATTGTTAAAAACATAAAAAAAAGTTTACACCTTTCTAGGAATGAATATAATACTTATAGGCACTAAAGCCTAACACGATAGGAGAAAACATGAAAGACTTTTTAATAGGCGGTTTATTTGGTGGTGCATTAGCGGTCTTTTTAATGACCATTTATATCCTGCAAACAGGAGGATTTTAAAATGGGAATGAGCAGACACGATGCGTATTATGAACCCGAAGACGATGACATTTTAATCGAGGAAATCGAAGCAAGAACCCACGATTTAATGAAAACGCCCGAATATACCCCGTGGGATTCGGGACACATAGCGGAAGCATTAAGCGAATTGGATGTAAAAACTTCCGAAGATTTACAAATATGCCTAGACCTAAGAAATTTTGAGGAAATTGGCAGAAAAATTTGGTCGATTACATACGATTACATGGAATCCTTTGCTAAAGCACAAGCAACTTCCGAAATACAAGACTAAGGACAAAATATGAAAACATTTGTTTTTGTTGAAAATGCCGAAATTACTTATCATATTCATGCAGATTCAGAAAAAAATGCTTGGGAAAAAATAAGTCAATTACAGCTTTATAACAATTTGCCCGATGCTTGTATTGATGTAAAAGAATGTTTTTTGGAAGAAATTATAGAAAAGGACAAAATATGAAAACCTTTGACGAATTACGCCTTATAAATGTGGGCGAGCATATAGAAAAGAAAAACGGTTTATCCTACCTTTCTTGGAGTTGGGCTGTAGATACATTGCTACAAAATGATCCTAAAGCCACTTGGTCATTTAATGATCCAATCAGTTACGGGGAAACCCTTATGGTGTCCTGCACAGTTTATGCGTTTGAAAAAACCATGCAAATGCACCTACCTGTTATGGATAACCGAAATCAAGCCGTAAAAAATCCCGATGCGGTAGCCGTTAATAAGGCGATGATGCGGTGTTTAGCCAAATGTATTGCTTGTTTTGGTATCGGGCTATACATATACAGCGGTGAGGATTTGCCTTCTGAAAACCTAGAGGCTGATGATATAGCTCGTATGGTGGAAGCAATAGAAAATTGCCCTACTTTAGATGAGTTAAAAGCAACCTTTGGATTGGTTTATAACCAATGCAAAAAATATCCTGATGCTTTAAAAGCCATTAATGATGCTAAAGAATTACGCAAAAAGGGATTAGAAAATGAGAATACTTAGATTATTAAATATTGATAATAAATATATTCCTTCTAATAAAACTAATGTATTGGAAACTTTTAAAAGGTTAGGTTTTGAACCTCCTAGTGAGGATCCACGATATCAAGCAAAGTGGAGAAGGTATCGTTTTTCTAATGCTATCAACGAAAGGAGCAAAGAATGAAAACGCAAAAAGAGCAAGTTTTGGTTTGGCTCAAGAAAAAAAGAAAAAAGGGGATCACTTCATGGGATGCCATTACTAACTTTCATATTACACGATTAGCCGATGTCATTTTTAAACTTAAAACGGAAGGACACGATATTTTTACCATTATCGAAAAAGCCGAAGGTAAAAAATGGGCTAGATATATCCTTTTGAAAGAAGCTAAATGACCGAACAAGGCACAATAGAATGGAAATTGGAAAGGTTAGGTCATGTAACCGCCAGCCGAGTAGCCGATGTTCTTGCCAAAATCAAATCAGGTGAAGCAAAAACCCGTGAAGATTATAGGTGGGAGCTTGTAACCCAAAGAATTACAAACGATATAGAGGAAGGCGGATATATTAATGATGCTATGCAACATGGCATTGATACCGAAGCCCAAGCCCGAATGGCTTATGAAGTTGTTACTGGTAACTTTGTAGACCAAACAGGTTTTATCCGACATCCTACTATTAAATGGGTAGGAGCAAGCCCTGATGGTTTAATTGGAACGGATGGCAATTTAGAAATTAAATGCCCGCACACCAAAACGCACCTGCAAACCTTAAAGGCACAAAAAGCACCTACTAAATATTATCCTCAAATGCAAATGCAAATGTGGGTGGCGGAGCGGGAATGGACAGATTTTGTCAGTTTTGATCCCCGACTGCCTGATGAATTCCAGTTTTTCTGTATCCGAGTTTCACGGGATGAGGAATATATTAAAAATATGGAACTGGAAGTAATGGAGTTTTTATCCGAAGTTGAGCAAGAATTAATTTCTATATACGAAAGGAAGCAAAATGGCATTAAAGTATGAAGCAAAAGCAAGAGTAGGCACATATAAAAACGCACAAGGCGAGGAAAAGCCTAACTGGGTCAAAGTAGGTGCTGTATTTGAAACCTCCAATGGTTTATCTATGAAAATGGAAGCCGTGCCTGTGGGATTTGATGGCTGGATATCATTTTTTGAACCTAAACCAAAACAATCAGGAACTGGTAATCCTGTTCCAAGTGGTGCAGGATTGGCTGGACTTCCTGATGATATTCCGTTTTAATTAATGCAGGGCGAAATTAACTATTTTTAATGCTTCACATACATTTTGGCGGTTAAAAGTAGCCCTCCAAATCTATGGGGTCGGATCAGAGTAGTCCTCTATAAAAACTAGCGACCAAGAGTCCGCTCCTTTCGTGGATTCGACCCCACCCCTATTGTTTATCACCTGCCGAAATAGGATTTCCCCCATTTTAGGCACAAGTATTATAATAAATTATCAATAGAAATATTGATATGCTCTTTAAAAATCACGAAAAGGAAATCAAAATGAGAAATTTTGGAAAAAAAGATGTATTTCATTTTTACGGATGTAATGGGTGGGAATGGAAAACATCCGAAGATTTATTTGAAGTTATAAATTGGTTTCAAAGCCAAAAACTTAACAACAAAAAAATGAAATATTCATTATGGTTAGTTCCACTTCCAAATAATGCTGAATATAAAATCAGCCAATATGCTCCGCAAGTTGAAGGAACTCAATTTATGGGTACATATTTAGGAAAGAAAAAGGTAGAAACCATTTACGCAGACAATTTAGAGGATTAGTTAAGACCCCCAAAAGGGGGTTTTTCTTTTTGTAGTTATGTTTTTAATGTTTTTCACCTTCCGAAATGGAACAGCGACAAATAAGCTACAAAAGTAGCATATTCCTTACACATATAAGGTGGAACAGATATATTAGAGTCATAGATTAACCAAACACGAAAGGAAAAAATCTATGATTATCCAAAGAATCTGCAGTTATACATACCGCTTTATCGGTAATAGCCAAGAATCCAGCGTTTTTTATTTTTATAAAAAGCCTAGCGGTAAAACTTGGTATATCAAAAAAGCTGGTGAATTAATTGACACCTGTTTTTCTAAAGCAGAAGCAATCGAAATCTGCAAAAACCTAGCAATTTAATTTCACGAAAGGAAATAAAAATGAAAAGTTTACAGCAAGAGCAAATTAATCAGTTAAGAGTTTTAATAGACCAAAAAATGGATAAGATGGAAAAAGCCATTGAAAAAAACCAACATACAGCTTTTACTTTAATTAATTTAAGCAAATTAGCGGAAATAGATGCAATCCTTCGGGATATGGCAGTTTAATTTTTAATCAATATCCCCCATTTACGGGGGACTTTTTATAATAGTTTTAGCAGTAAAACATTAACACGACACGAAAGGTAACAAAATGGCACACGAATTAACAATCAGAGAAGATGGTTTTACCGAAATGGCTTTTGTAGGTGCAACTCCTTGGCACGACCTCGGTAATAAATTAGAGGAAGGTGCGGACATGGAAACATGGAAAAAAGCCGCTGGAATGGACTGGACTATTAAACAAGCTCCTGTTTATTACGAAGTTATTGATGACAATGAGCATCACAACTTATCCACTTTTAAAGGTCAAAATATCCTTTACCGATCCGATAACAACGAAGCCTTATCAATCGTCAGCGACCGTTATAAACCCGTTCAACCCGCCGAAGTTTTAGAATTTTTTGATTCCTTAGTTAAGGAAGCGGGTTTTAAATTGCACACGGCTGGAACTTTACGGGGTGGTAAACGCCTATGGGCTTTAGCGGAAACAGGTAAATTTGGTGAAGTATGTAAAGACGATGGCGTAGGCGGATTCCTACTTTTATCCACTTCCTGCGACCGAAGCCTAGCCACTACCGCCCGATTTACCAGCATCCGAGTGGTATGTAATAACACCTTAACAATGGCTACCAATAACACCAAATCTGTTGTATCCGTGCCACATAGCACCATTTTCGACCACGATAAAGTAAAACTGGAACTTGGTAAGGTTACGGAAGCCTTCGGTAGTTTTATGGAAATGGCTAAATTCCTGCAAAAACAAGAAATGTTAAGCCTAGCCGCTGATAACTTTATTAGAAAATTGGTCGAGCCTATTTCTCAGGTTAAGCGTGAGGATTACGAATTAGGTAAGAATAAGACCTATCAAGCACTTTGGGAATTATTCGAGGGCGGTGCGAAAGGTTCTAACCTAGTAGGACATACCAAATGGGCTATGCTAAACGCCGTAACCGAGTATTACGACCACCATATCCCTAACCGTAGTAACGATACTCGCCTTAATAATGCGTGGTTCGGAAGCGGTGACCGCATTAAAAATAAAGCCTTAGAATTATTGCTAACTGCATAATAATGATGTAATATCACCTCTCATATAATACTGGGAGGTGATTTATGGCTGGAGCCGTTACAACACTTAGGGAATTATTTAGGAAAACACCTAAAGCCCTTACCCTTTCAGAAATTTCTGTATTAAGCCCTACCTTACAGCCTAATGAAATACAGATGGGCTTACTTTATTTAATACGCCAGCGTTACGCCACAAGAGAGCTAGTGGATAACCCTAAGCCAATCGGCAGAGAAAAGGTTTGGCGATATACCTATTTTGATAAAAAACAGCCTAAGGAGGCGTTATGAAACATCAATTAGAGCAGGTTGATATTCGCACATTAATTCCTTATGTAAATAATTCCCGCACCCATTCCGATGAACAGGTAACGCAAATTGCTTCCTCAATTAAAACTTTTGGCTTTAATAATCCTATTCTTGTGGATGATACTTACGGCGTTATCGCAGGGCATGGCAGGCTTTTAGCCGCACAAAAACTAGGACTAGACACCGTTCCAGTATTAGTTTTAGGACACCTTTCCGAAGCCCAAAAGAAAGCCTACATTCTTGCAGATAATCGAATCGCTTTAAACTCCGCATGGGATGTGGAACTTCTTAAATTAGAGCTAGAGGACTTAAAAAATGATTTTGATTTCCAAATTATGGGCTTTAATAAACAGGAACTTGATACATTATTCGGTGATTTCGAACCTGAGCCGATTGAAGAAATTGATGAAATAAACGAATCTGTAAATTTCATCATTAAATGCGAAAACATAGCCCAAAAGGAAATTATTAAAAGCAAATTAGGGATTACCAGCGAAAAAATTACCTTTGACACCTTTATGGCTATCCTAGATGCTTAATATTCTTATTATTGAAACAGTCCCAAGAGCCAAAAACCCGATTGATGCCCATGTAAGGAACGCTTTAGCAATTCAAAAGGAATTAACAAATCTAGGGCACAATGTTGATACATTGTTTATACAGGAATCAAGTAAACGATTTCAAAAAAAATATGATGCCATTTTGGTGTCTTATGCCACCCAGTATCCTTTTATAGATAATATTGATGCAATAGAAGCCGCAAATGAGAATACGCCGTGGGGTTGGATTACCAATGAATATAATTTACGCCCTAACGCCTTTGCCTATACCATTTTTAAACGCCGTAGGTCTTTTTTACTATGTAACTATGAACTCGGTGCTGTTAAATTTGCTTGCTTTGACAAGGAATACTCGGTAAACCTTAACCCACTCCTATTTCAGGAAATGCCGAAGGCTAAAAAAAGCCTAGATTTTATTTATTACGGCACATATAGACCTGACAGAGAGGCTTATTTCAAGAAATACTTTAAAGAAAAGGTATATTTATCTACCAGCACCAAAAACCATAAAAAATTCCTGCATATTGGTTGTACCAGCAGACCTATTAAAAAATTTGGTTGGGATTCACCTGCATTATTAAATTTTAGGTATTCCATTTATATTGAGGATGAATTTACCCATAACCATTTTAATAACCTTGCCAATAGGTTTTATGAATCCTTAGCGTGCCGATGTGTCCTTTTATTTGACAAATCGTGCGTTCCTACTTTACAAAAGGCAGGAATTGTAAACTATGAGCCTTTTATTATAAATTCGGCTGATGACTTAGACCAATTTGGAGAGCATAATTATGCGGAACTCCTTGAAATTCAATCGGTATGGCGGACTGCCGTTATTACCGAAAGAGGAAAAATTATTAGACAAATTGAGGAAGTGTTAATAGCCGAATGTGCCCCGAATGCCTAAAAGCCATAAATGATAAATATCATGGTATATACCAGTTAAAATGTGCAGGGTGTAGGCATAGGCTATTAATGAATGAAACCTGTAAAATTAGCCGTAAGGAAATGGCTGAATCCTTAAAAAAATATGGTGATGTAGCCGATTGGCAGATTAAACCAAACTGCGGTTGCGAATTTCAATGTAAACGGTATGAAGCAATAAGGAATAGAAATGCCAATAGCTAAGAAAAACGATGGATGGTATTGGGGATCAAAAGGACCATTCCCGACTAAAGCAAAAGCATTACAGGTAGCGCAAGCCGCACACGCAAGTGGATTTAAAGAGGAAAAGCGAGAAAAAAACCTTTGCGTTGCTCTTGATTACCATAATACCTATTCGGCTGATCCTAAGTTTTGGGATACCTTTATTTATATGTGCTGGATGCGTAAGTGGGATGTATATTGCGTAACCCACCACACAGGTGAAAAGCAAAATGAACAGCTTATGGATAGCATAGGTAAAGTGTTGGATAAAGACCACATTATTTTCACTATGGGTAAAGCCAAACTGGATTATGTAAAAAGTATCGGGCTGAATATAGATATTTGGATAGATAACAACCCAATACATATCATAGAAGACCCTGCACCTTAATGCCAACCCTTCCTTCCAATACCCTATGCGGTGAATTAGGCTGTAAGAATGATAGGAGTAAAGGTAATAGGTTCTGTATAGCCCACGGCGGGTTCGATTCGTTCAAATCAGATAAGCGTAGGGAATCCAATAAAGCGTATGGCACCCGTATATGGCAGAAGATACGCACACGCCAGTTGTCACTCCAACCCCTTTGCCAGTCTTGCCTATCCGAAAATCGTGTCTGTCTTGCTAAGGACATTGATCATGTGTTCGCTTGGAATCAAATAGGAGACCACGCCTTTACCCGTAACCTATTCCAATCCCTATGCCAAGCCTGCCATAGCCATAAAACCCAATTAGAACAGAAAGGCGTATATAGGCACTTCACCACGCCTATCACCGATTACTGTAGAGCCGACTACTCTAGGTTATTTACAAGCTAATAGGCTTCTTCCTCCTGCGTATCCGAAACGGCTCCGCTATTCTCTTTGAAACTTAAAAAGGA